AGCAGGAAACGCTGCGCTCTCTGGATTATCAACCTATGTCGGAAATGCCAATGCTGAAGCTGCAATTCTGGCTATCTCAGTCGAAATCTTCCAAGCCAGAACAGCCGCTGGAGGAGCGATCGAAGGCATAGATTTTAGCGTAACCCCTTACCGCCTATCTAAGAATTTACTTGCCAAGGTAACTGGCTTACTCGGGCCATACCTTGATGTTGAAACGATGGTGGGCTAATGCCAGCCAGCACAATTGCCGAAGATGTTCGCGGTGCAATCAAAACCGCTTTAGCCTCTACAGCTGCCAATGTCTATGATCACGCGCCCGAGGCGCCAATTGTCCCAGCGATAGTTATTGTCCCTGACTCGCCTTATATGGAGCTCGAAGTCCTAGGCAAAACAACAATTCGCGTTAAATTGAATTACACCATTACCGCTTGCGTTGCTTACTTTAGCAATCCTGCATCTTTAGATAATTTAGAGAAGCTAGTCATTAGTATTCTTGGAGCGTTAAACGCTGCCAAGTATGAGTTATCGACAGTCGAAAGGCCATCGATTACTACAGTCGGAACTACAAACCTGCTAGTTTCCGATATTCGCTTGAGCGTCCGCTACGAGCAAACCACATAAGGAGACCCAAATGCCAACAACAGTAGTAACTGGGCGCGATGTGACCTTTACATTAGATACATTCGCATACGATGCTCAAGCAACAAGCGCAGTCCTAAGCTGCGAAACAATTATCGAGACTTATCAAACTCTTGATGGTCGCGCCTATAAGTCCGTAGATAAGCAATGGACTTTCACAATTGAGTTACTTCAGGATTGGGGAGCTACAGGCTCTCTATTCGAAGCAATGTGGGCAGATGCAGAAGCTGCACCTAACACAGCACTTAATGTTTCATTTACTGCAATTACTGGAGCAGTCTTTGCTTTCACAGTATTGCCAATCTTTCCAACTGCTGGTGGAGCTGCTCCTGGAGCACTTACCGACACTTGGACGATGACAGTAATTGGAACTCCAACAGAGACCTTTAGTTAAGAGATCGGAGCATCGGGAGCTATGAAATTATCAATTACAATTGAATATAACTCAGGCGAATCAGCAACTTATATTGCTCAACCGCCAGAGTGGGCTAAGTGGGAAAAGGCAACTGGACACACTATTACTAAAGCTCAAGAAAATATAGGAATCTGGGACTTAATGTTCTTGGCCTATAACGCTCACAAACGCGAAAGCGCTGGTAAGCCAGTAAAGAGCTTTGATGTATGGATGGAAACAGTTGCCGATATTAAGACAGGCAACGATGACCCAAAAGCCATCAGCCCGACAGCGTAAGGCGGCTATTAGTAACAGTTGCTCTTAAGACTGGTATCCCAATGCAATATTGGGATGATTGGGACGATGTAGCAACGGCAGTCGAGCTGATAAAGGAGATGAATAGCAATGGCTGAGGAAGTATCAGCATTTGATCGGACAGAGCTGCGTCAAGTTTATAAAGCTTTTTCAGTTTTAGGTGATGAAGCTAAAGCCGAGGCTCGCGGAGTTTCCAATAATCTTGCTATGTATCTTCAACGCCAAATTGCTGCCAAGGCCGCGACTAGAACTAAAGGTCAGGCTGCTATTAACAGAATTGTTAGCGGATCTAAAGTTTCTAAGACCAGCACAACTGGCGAAATTAAATATGGTTTTGCAAGTCAGAGATTCAGCGGTGGAGCAAATACTCAAATGCTTTGGGCTGGCTTTGAATTTGGTTCTAATCGTCTAAAGCAATTTCCAGCTTATTCAGGTCGCCAAGGCCGCGGCTCTCGCGGATGGTTTATTTATCCAACGCTACGCCAAGAACAACGGAGCATTGTGGCACAATGGACAGCGGCATTCAATAAAATCCTAGATAAGTGGGCAACTAGTGGCTGATTCAAGAGCATTAACACTTAAACTCCTAGCTGATACTGCAGACTTTCAAAAGAAGTTAGCAGCTGGCTCGAAAGACATTGATTCTATTGGTGAGCGCGCTAGCGAGTTTGGCAAAAAAGCAGCAATTGCATTTGCCGCTGCTTCAGCAGCAATAGGCGCATTTGCAGTAAGTGCAGTTAAGGCTGCTGCCGAAGATGAGGCTGCTCAGCGTAAATTAGCAGAAACGATTAGAAGCACAACTGCTGCAACTGATGCCCAGATTGCTGGAGTTGAGGCTTATATTACAAAGACCTCAATTGCCATTGGCGTAACTGATGATCAATTGCGTCCAGCATTTAGCAGATTAGTCCGCTCAACCAATGATGTTGAAGATGCCCAGAAGTTGCTAAATTTAGCACTAGATTTAAGTGCAGCAACAGGCAAGCCACTTGAATCAGTAACAAATGCATTAGGTCGAGCTTATGATGGAAATACTACAGCCCTTGGCAAGTTGGGGTTAGGTATTGATACCACAACGCTCAAAAGCCAAAGCTTTGATAAAACCTTTAAAGACCTTACTGATACTTTTGGCAATTTTGCCGAAAATGAATCTGAGACAACAGCTAAACAAATGGAGCGAGTAAAAATTGCTCTTGATGAAGCTAAGGAATCAATTGGAGCAGCGTTACTTCCAGTAGTTCAAGAATTAACCGATTTTCTTTTAGAGTATTTTATTCCAACACTAGAGGCTTTTATTTATGGCTTAACTGGTCAAGGCCAGCTTGATGATGCTTTGACCGATTCACAACAAACAGCGATTGAATGGGGCAAGAAAATAAATGGCATTATCAACACAGTAGTTGATTTGAAAGATGAGCTTCTAATTTTAGCTGGTGTTATAGCCACAGTCTTTGTGGTGTCTAAAATATCAGCTGCTGTAACAGCAACAATTCTCTTAATTAACTCCCTTATTAGGGCTTATAATTTATTGAAAGCAAGTTCAATAGTTGCAGGAGTTGCAGCTGCATTTGCTCTTAATCCGTTATTAGGCGGTGCTGCCCTAGCTGGTGCAACTTTGGTTCTCGCTGGTGCTAATGCCTTGGCTCGACAAAATGATACTTCCGTAGCTTCAGTGGCAACTGATTCCGCAATTAACGCTGGTATCGCAGCTAGTTCCTCGGGAAGCGGTTTAACAGTTGCAAGCGGTAGAACCGCATCAAATACTGGCGTAAGTTCTGGATTAAGAACAGCAAGCGGAACAGGTGTGGGTGGAACTACGCCTACTTTAATTGAGCAAGTTAGCGAAGCTAATTTTATTAAAAGAATAGCAGGAACTGGATCTTTTGATGTGGCTGGTGTAAGACGAGCTGATGAGCGCGGAAATGTTGTAATTAATGTAAATGCGCCTTCGGTAATTGATGAAGAAGGATTTACTAGAGCAGTTATTTTAGCCTTAAATAGTAGTCAAAGGCGCAATGGCGGCGGTTTAGGTGTCTTAGAGCGATGACCTTATGGAGTCCAACTTATCGGGTTAAGGTAAATGGATCAACAGTTACTACAGCTACTTTAAGCGGTTTAACAATAACCTCGGGTCGATTTGATATTTATTCTCAACCCGTTGCAGGTTATTGCAATTTAAGTTTATTAGAAACTAACTCAAGCCAAGTTGGTTATGAGATTAATGACTCAGTAACAATTGAAGTTTTAAATGCTTCATCAAATTATGTGTTTCTATTTGGCGGATTTATTACCGATTTAAGCGTTGTAGTTGCCACCTCGGGATCTACAGCCTTAAGCCAAAGAATCAATATTATCGCAGTCGGAGCTTTGGCTAGATTAAATAGAGCAGTATTTTCTGGCAATCTTTCCCATCAATTTGATGGCGATAGAATTTTGGAACTATTAGAGGATGTAGTTTTAGGCAGTTGGAATGAAGTCCCAGCAGCTCTTACTTGGGCCAGTTATGACCCAACTGAACAATGGCAAGATGCCCTAAATACTGGCTTAGGTCAGGTTGATACTCCAGGAAATTATGAGCTGCACAGTCAAAATGGGGTCAGCGGGACAGTTTATGATTTAGTTTCAGCAGCAGCTACTTCTGGCCTTGGTTATATTTATGAAGATGCTGAAGGTCGCATTGGCTACGCAGATTCGACTCATCGCACCAATTATCTAGCGACTTATGGCTATGTTGATTTGGATGGCAATCACGCCTTCGGCTCAGGGCTACAAATAGTCAAGCGAGCTGGGGATGTAAGAAATGCGCTAACAGTTCTTTATGGTGCTGATAGCGATCAAGTAGCAACAGATTCAGACCCCGATTCAATTGCTCTTTATGGTGAGTTAGCAGCTGAAGTAGAAACTACTTTGAGGCATTTAGCCGACGCTGAGGATCAGGCCGAATTCTATTTGAGCTTGAGAGCGTATCCTCAATACCAACTAAATACTATTAGCTTTCCAATTGGGAGCTCCGAAATCGACAATGCAGACCGAAACTCTCTTTTAGGCGTCTTTATGGGTATGCCTCTCAATATCGTAAATTTGCCAGCCAATATGGGTAACGGCGAATTTCAAGGATTTGTGGAAGGCTGGACTTGGACAGCTTCTCTTAATTCCTTGACTTTAACCCTAAATGTCTCCCCTATCGCTTATAGTCTCCAAGCAATGCGCTGGAATGATGTTCCAGCAATCGAGACTTGGAATACTATTTTGCCCGATTTGACTTGGCTCAACGCTCCAATAGTGGCATAGGAGAATAAATGGCAACGACAACAAATTACGGATGGACTACGCCTGAC